AAATAGAAATTACAGAAGATTATCACAATACCCGCTTGGGTTACAATATAGGATTGTTGGTAATGAGATTAGAATAGAGCCTAAAGATAGTGCTCCAGGTGACTACAGACTGTGGTATACCCCAATGTTCACTAAGCTTGTTGATGAAACAGACACCATTGAAGATTATAATGGTTGGTCTGAATATGTAGTGATTGATGCCGCTATTAAATGCTTAGCAAAAGAAGAATCATCAACTACACATTTAATGTCTGAAAAGAAGGCAATACTAGAGCGAATTGAAGAGATGGCTTCAGACAGGGATATTGGAGAGCCTGATCGCATTTCCGATACATATAGTACTGACTATGACGATGGATTTTACTACTAACAGGAGGCCGTATGAAGGCTTTTAAACGCATCAGAACAAAACTAATAGAACTTAATAAAGTTCAAGATAATATAAAAGAATTTGTCAACCAATTTGATTATACATTATCAGAAGGGTTGATAATCGAAGGTATTGATTTAACCACGGCCGATTTAAAAATAGAACACAAACTTAATAGACCTTATAAAGGATATATTATAATTAGCAAAAATGCTAATCAAAATGTGTGGTTAAGTGCTACTCAACAATTTACCGAGTCGTTTATAACATTGACGGCTTCAGGTAATGTTACTGTAAATATCTATATATTTTAGAGGAAAATAATATGACAACAACTTTTATGGGGCTAGACTTACCTGTAGTTGGCACGACCTTGGGACCTGTGTGGTCAACACAGCTAAACACAGCATTCGAAGATATAGACGAGCATGATCATACATCAGGATCTGGAAATAAAGTACCAACGGCTGGGTTAAGTATAAATGCTAACTTACCTATTAATGATTTCAACTTAATAGATGTTGGTTTATCTACTTATACTAATTTAACCTCCTTATCGTCCGAGTTAAACACTATTTATGTAAAAGATGGCGATTTATATTACAATGATGCTGCCGGTAACCAAATAAGAATAACCACAGGCGGAGCCCTAAACGTCGGAAGTGTAGGCGGTATCAGCGGCGATTATGGGACTACAGCCGCTACAGCTTTCTACACTGATGCCTCTTTAACCTATTTCTTTCAGGACAGTAACTCAGACCCAGCAGATTTCTTTATTGGTGAAATTGATGCTACAAATGGTATATTTTCAGGTGATATTTCGGCCGAGGATTGTACTTTATCAGGTGAATTAATAACTACAGGGGTTAGAGATACTTCTCTAACAGCCTCTAAAGCAATATTCACAGATGGTTCTAGTAACTTAATCAGTAACGAAATAACTGGTTCTGGTAACGTTGTTATGAGCACAACACCGACAATAACTACACCGGTATTTTCTGGTAACCCTAGTGGTACGGTTGTTGCTGGTTCTTATACTCCCACATTAACCACTAATTATACTCAAGGAGCTGAATCTAGTAAGGTTTTTCATTACCAAAGAATCGGTAATACTGTATTCGTTAGTGGTCAGGTGGTTTTTGCAGGTGGTACAGGATCCTCTACATCTCAAGTAACGGTTACACTACCTATAGCTACATCTAGTTTAGCCCCTGCTGGTTCTTTTATATACTCAACTAATGATACAACTAGAAATGCTAATATGGATTGTGTTAAAGCTTCGGGTACAACCGGCGTTCAAACATTACATGCTGAGATAAATACTTCTTCCTCGGCTCACACATGGACTTTCGAGTTTAGTTACCAAATTAGCTAATTAAGGTACTAATATTATGGTATTACGTAAAACTAATAAGGATATTTTATTCACCAAAGGTGTAGATAATAAAATAGATCCTAAGATATTATCCGATAACTCGTTAGAGGTTTTGGAAAACAGGGTTTTTAATAAGATAGGTACAGTATCTAAAAGACCAGGATACACAGCTATAAATAATACAGATTGTGAAGACAGCACACTAACGGATTTAAATACTATAACAACTTTTAAAAATGAGTTACTTACATTTTCTGATGATTCTGTATATTCTTACTCTAGTAACTTAAATAAATGGATTGATAAAGGAAGTGTATCTTTAGTATCAACCGAGATTACTTCTGTTATAGTTAATGAATTTGAACAAACTAAATTCTGTCAGGCTAATATTGGTAATATATTTGCTTATACTTGGATTGATTCAGATACGTCTAAGTTAAGATATTCTATAGTCGATAAGGGGTCGGACACGATATTAGCAGCAGACCTACCAGTCGATCAAGTTACCGTTGGTACTCAATTAAACCCAAAGGTAATAGCTTTAGGTAACTACTTTATATTTATGTATGTCGTTGGTAACAACCTAAAATATGCTAGAATTTCCTCAAATACACCATGCGGTGCTATGTTAATAGGTAATATAGCTACCGACCTACACGCAGATGGTATATATGATGCCACAGTCATAGATTCTAACGCTGTTATAGGGTATAAGCTAATTACATCGACTTATTTGAAATTAATAAATGTTGATTATAATCTAGGTATAGATAATATTTATACAAGTGGAGCCGAGACTATAGATGATTGTTTAACTATTTGTAGTTATCTAGCAACTAATGAAACCGATTACTATATAACAACACTATTTAAATACTCGGCTACTGAATTTAGAGCAACACAACATAAAAGAAACTTAACATTGTGGACCTCCTCTTCAGTCGTTGATTCAGGGTTAACAACTCCTGGAACTAGGGTAGCTGTAGGTAGGCTATCTAGTGATAGTAATATATCCCAATTATTTTGGACCGATATACAATCATCAGTTCCAGTAGTTAGAAAAGCAGAATTGACAGGCGGGGATTCTACAGTTCGTGAGAAAGAGGATTTTATTAGAGGTGTTGATATTGCTACAGATACCTTTAATGTCTCTGATAATCTTTACATAAATGTACTATTTGAATCTGACTTGCAAGCAACCGTATTTACAGTTAAGTCTGATAAGTCAATAATTGCTAAATTCTCACCTGGGCAATGCGGTGTGGCTTCAGCTATCGGTATACTACCATCAGAGGTATCTGTTATTGATAATGTTGCCTATTTCCCTATTAATACTAAAGGACGAATAAGAAGTGATGAAATATCAACAGTTTATTCGCTATTAGGTATTAGTAGTGCTGAATTAGATTTCAATACCTCTAGTGTTTCTAATACAGAGCTTAATAATTTATTATATCTAGCTGGTGGTATTGTAACAGTTTATGATGGACAAACTGTAGTTGAGCAAGGGTTTCACGTATATCCAGAAGAGTTAGTAAATGGTGGTACAGCAACAACAGGCGGTAATTTATCTGATGGTACTTACCTCTATAGGGCTGTTTATAGGTGGACAGATAATCAAGGTAACATACATAGAAGTGCTCCAAGCTCTCCTATAACTATAACATTATCTGGTGGTACAGCTACTCAAACTCAAACTATCACGGTTGATACTCTTAGATTAACAGCCAAAGAAAATGATAGAAGGCCAGTATTTATTGACCTTTATAGAACAGAAGCAAGTGGCACTACTTATTACCTAGCTAATTCCACTACAGAAAATGACTTGACTGTCGATACCGTTGATATTGTTGATACAATCTCAGACACAAGTTTGATTGACAATGAGATATTGTACACCCAAGGAGGCGTATTAGATAATATAGCTGCGCCTAGTTGTGACTACATAATATCCCATAACGATAGACTGTTTCTGGTTGGATTAGAAGATAAAAATGAAGTCCGTTACTCTAAACCGTCATCGACAAGGGTTGCTAATGGTTTCAACGAATTATTAGGATTTAGGGTTGATAGACAAGGTGGAGATTTAATAGCTAGTGCTAGTATGGACGCTAACTTAGTATTATTGAAGAAAAATAATTTATATGCTGTCACTGGAGACGGATTTAACAATACAGGAACGGACTCGACTTTCTCTGATCCTGAGTTGATAGCCTCTGATGTTGGTTGTACAGATTCTAACTCAGTTGTATTAGGCCCTAATGGGTTATATTTTAAGTCAGATAAAGGTATTTATCTATTAGATAGAGGTCTTAGCGTATCTTATGTCGGCTCAGGTGTTGAAAATTTCAATGATGAAACTATAACTAGTTCGCAATTACTTGATAATGTAAACGAAATTAGATTTACAACAGCTACAGG